GTCAACTTCTGTGAAGCTTGCATCTACTGTTTGTTCACCGGTTTGCGGAGCCTGTTGTTTGGCTTGCTCTGCGGCTTGTTTCTTTTCAAACACAGGAGTTGCTGATTCAAAAAGTGTCTGTACAGATTTTGTGATTGCTTCCACATCATCACCTGCATGGGCTGTGTCCATTGCTGTGAGTGCTTCTTCAATCTTACTCTTCTCTTCATCAGTTAATTGGTCTTTAACTTCGTCAAAGTCCTTTTGGAACTGATGACGTTGAGCATCGGCTTGATTACGAGCTTCAATAAGCTCACGAGCCTTTTTATCAGACTCTGCATTTTCTTCAGCTTCACGAACCATACGTTCAATTTCAGCTTCAGTTAATCCAGAATCAGATTTGATAGTAATCTTATTTTCTTTGCCAGTGTTTTTATCTTTGGCACTTACATTAAGAATACCGTTTGCGTCAATGTCTAGTGTAACTTCAATTTGCGGTGTGCCACGCGGTGCTGGAGCAATACCTTCTAAATTAAACTCACCTAACGATTTGTTGTACTTAAACAATTCACGTTCGCCCTGCGCCACTTTGATAGTAACTGCTGGCTGATTGTCGTCCGCTGTTGAAAATGTTTGACTATGCTTAGTTGGAATAGTTGTATTCTTTTTAATCAACTTGGTCATTACACCACCCATTGTTTCAATACCTAGTGTCAATGGAGTAACGTCTAGTAATAGAACATCTGTCTTATCGCCAGCTAGCACAGCACCTTGTATGGCGGCGCCTGCGGCAACTGCTTCGTCTGGATTAACATCCTTACGTGGTGCTTTACCAAAGAACTTTTCAACTGCTTCTTGTACTTTAGGCATACGTGTTTGGCCACCAACAAGAATAATTTCGTCAATGTCAGCATTAGTAACACCTGCGTCTTTCATAGCAATTTTACATGGCTCAATTGAACGTTTGATTAATTCTTCAACCATTGATTCAAACTTAGCACGATTAATAGTTACATTCATGTGCTTGGGACCACTAGCATCTGCGGTAATGTATGGTAAGTTAACGGCTGTGCTAGTTGTGCTAGACAATTCAATCTTAGCTTTTTCAGCGGATTCTTTCAAACGCTGTAGAGCCAACATGTCTTGTTTAAGATCAATGCCGTTATCTTTCTTAAATTCTGCAACTAGGTAATCCATTAACACTTGGTCAAAGTCTTCACCGCCCAAGAATGTATCACCGTTTGTTGATAGTACTTCAATTTGTTTGTCGCCATCGATGTTGGCAATTTCAATAATGGAGATATCAAATGTACCACCACCTAAGTCGTAAACTGCAATCTTGCGATCCTTCTTGTCTGTCTTATCAACCCCATAACTCAATGCCGCCGCTGTTGGCTCATTGATAATACGCAACACTTCTAAGCCAGCAATGCGTCCAGCATCTTTCGTTGCTTGACGTTGGCTATCATTAAAATATGCCGGAACAGTAATAACGGCTTGTGTTACTTCGTGGCCCAAATAGTCTTCAGCAGTCTTTTTCATTTTGCGAAGTACTTCAGCAGACACCTGTTGTGGTGCTAGCTTTTCGCCGTTAGCCTCAATCCACGCATCGCCATTGTCAGCCTTGACAATAGTATATGGCATTAAGTCTATATCTTTTTGTACTGCGGCTTCGTCAAACTTGCGACCAATAAGGCGCTTGCTGGCGTAGATTGTATTTTTGGGGTTTGTGACTGCTTGTCGTTTTGCTGTTGCACCTACTAGGATGTCGTCCTTTGTATATGCAATGATTGATGGCGTTGTTCTTGCGCCCTCGCTGTTTTCAATTACTTTAGCAACTCCGTTTTCTAGGACTGCTACACAGCTATTTGTTGTACCTAAATCGATACCGATGATTTTGCTCATATTGTTCTCCTTTAATTAAGCAAGAATATGTAGACCCTTACGGCATTCTACAAATTTATTTATCTCAGATATTCTCTAAATTAGGAATATTTGACCACTTTTTTAACTTCTCTATTTTAGCACGTTTAGCCGCATGTAAGCTACTCCAACTAACAACATTGTTAATCATTAGAATATCAATCATAGCTAACATATCGCCCAGTTCTTCTTCTAAATGCTCTTTGTTAGTTTGGTTAGTTCCATGTTTTCCATTATCCATGCCAAATCTACGAATCTTACTTACTGCCTGTATTACTTCTGCGGCTTCCTCTTGGAGGATATCCATTACTTCGTTGTTGTTTGTTTCCATTTTAGTTTGTCTTTGCAAAAGGTGCGATGTATGTTCCACCGCTAGTTGTACTGGTACGCAATGTGTTGTATACATTTTGAATACCTACTGCTTGATTCCACGCATCTTCTAACGCATGGTGTGCTGTAACTGGTGGACGCAGTGGATTGATACCCAAATCAAATGCTGTGCGTACATCACGCACTTCCCAAAACTTCCAAGGAACAGCACGATTAATTTTACGGAAAACATGTTCGCAAATGATAATGTCAAAACAACTGCCATTACTCCAAACACGTTTTGCGCCCCAGCAGAATTTGTACAGGCGAGCAAATGCTTCTTCTATATCAATTCTATCATTGGGATCAAAAGCGGCTTCTTGCGCTTCTTTACTTTGTTGAGCCCACCATGCAATGGTATCGTCACTTGTTGTTAACCCAATCCTGTCACAGCTATCAACATCTACTCGACAGTAAAAACTATCCATTTTAGGTTCTTGTAGTTCTTTTCCAAACGGATCAAACTTTACTGCACCAATTGTAAGGATAGTTGAATCTGGTGTAGTATTTAGAGTTTCTAAATCGATCATTACATCTGTATTCGCCATTTAAGTTCTTTCTTTATTGTGAACTTAAAGTATAACACAGATATAACGCAATGTCAATACATTTTCTTTGGTAAACTCTCTTTTTCGAGCTTCTTGCGCCAACGTGCTTTGGCCGCACCTTTGGCACGTTTACGAGCAGTTGTTGGTTTCTCGTAAAACTCTTTCGCACGTAGGTCGTCTAAAATGCCTGCATCTTCAACTTTACGTTTGAAACGGCGTAGTGCTTGATTAATATTCTCGTTATCTCTAACGGTAATACCTGTACCTTTACTCTTCTGATTCATCTGAGTCCTCATCATCTTCTGGGTCAGTAAGTTGTTCAACAATACTGTCCAGGTTATAAATCCTGTTTTTTGAAATTAAATTATATGGTGTAATTTCATCACTAGTTATATAGTATGCATTTGGTTGTGCTATTAGAAATGTGATAAACTGTCTTGTGATTGGATCACAGTTATCAACATCTACTATTACCACATCTACCTGCTGTGAAACACTTAACATCCAACTAATATCAGTTTCTTCATGCTCGTACATGAATATGTTTAAATCATCTATGCTTTTACTCAATATTGCTTGAAACTGTTGTTTTACATATATCGATGGCTTAACTAACAGATAACTTAAATTCAAATTGAATAGTTTATCCGGCGGTGTTATTACTGTTATTTTTCCTAAGTTCATATATCCTGCTTGCAAAGTATTCGATGTCTGATGGCCCATAGTCGTCAAACTTATGTGTACCATCTTGTATAGCTTTAATAAATCGATCTATCTCTAATTCCTGTGATGCATCTATACCTTCAAATCGATCTTTATCAAACTCTATGTAAAGACGATCCATTGGTTTGAATATATCAACTGAACTTCGATCTTGTATTCTTGCCCAAAGTGTATCAGCACCTTGCTCGGCATTTTGTACGTATCCTATTACTCCCGTGTCTTCACTTGCAACTGTCCGTCCGGGTTCTTGATCATGTAAGTCTTTTTTTTAGACTCGTCTTCCTGGCCCCATAGTTCAGCTAGTGAAATTGTTTTTGCCGGTGTATCGTTAGCAATAGGTAGTTGGGCATCGGCTTCTACTTTTAAAAGGTGTTCACCCCTATTAAGTTCAGCTTCAATTTTTTCAGCCTCAACTGCTTTCTCAGCTTCTTCTATCATTGTATTCCATTTTTCTAGCTCTGACTCTGTAGGTACTTCTTCTACAGGTTCCTCCGGCGCTGTTATATCACCTCCTAGTGCAGTCGACGGTGTTTCGCTTGGAACTTCTTCTGTGTGTGTTTGTTTAATTTCTGTGTTTGGTTCTTGAATAATAGGAGGAACAATGCCTACTATAGTATTATCTTTATCTACTAGTAATGCACCATCTTTAGATTCTTCTTTACGCCAGCCAAATGTCATTTGTGCGGCCAGCAACATGATAACTGCTAACGGATCAAATACAACAACAATCATTATGATGATCCATGTTACTGCTTTTTCCAACATGTTTTCATCTGCGCCATGATCACCGTAGATGAATTTGGCAATGTATTTGATTGGTCCTACTTCAGCTTCTACTTTTCGAACTTCTGCGGCAATTGGAGAACGTTCTTCATTTAAGGCAACAATTGACTTTTGAGATTTAGCAATGTCAGCCTGTATTTGAGTTCTTTCTTTAGACTGTCGCTGACGCATAGCATTGGCATTAACAGCACCTTGATCTGTTTTACTACGAGCAATCGTTTCGTCAATCGTAGCATCCATTTGCTTGAGTGCTTTACGATTGGCTTCAATGTTTTCTCGTTCTGTTTTAATTTTTTCGTCGTATATGGCAATCTTACTTTGGACATCACCACTGACTAGATTTTGGTCGTTGTGTGCTTTGGAAAGGAATCCAAAAATACCCATACTAGTAATAAGCATGAGAATAGCCACTGCCAAAATCATGTAATACTTCATGTAAGCAGGAGCACGTTCCCAATTGGCTTTAAGCCAGCTAGCACATACTAGTTTGCCAACCTCTAGGGCTGATCCCATTACAATGATAGGAATGACTGCCGCGGAAAAGATAGCAGTCAAACCTACTACAGAGTAGTAAATTGCGACTACAGAAATGGTGAGACCAGTAAGTAGTAATAACCAGGCTAAAATCATTATTAAGCGTTAATTACAGTGACAGTATCAATTAATGAAACAGTAACAGTACCAAGTGTATTGGTAGCTGTACTGGCGGCTGAGACTGTAAGGCTTAGTTGTGTACCTTCAGCAGTAGTTGGATCATATACTCTACATGAAGCTGATGTTTCTTGACGAATTGCATTAGCAACTGTGTTTTTAACGTATAGTGCTTTTGTAGTAATTGATCCACCGGCAATATCAGTTCCAGTAGTTGGAATGTATGCATCGCGCTCAAATTTAACTGTGAACGTACATGATGTAGCTTGGTCATCGCCTACAGTTTCGCCTGCCATAGTAACATCTAAAATCTGGCAGTCGGTTAATCCTGTTAAGGCGTTGATAATGTTGCGGAAACGCATATTACCCCTAGCACGGGCTTTACCCTTGACTAGTGTGGTTGGTGCAGTTGCAAGTGCGTCCCAGCCGTTTGAAGTAATACCACCGTTGGTATTACCGTCAGCAGTTGGGTAATAGGTAGCTGAGCTAGTATCGATCGCTACTCTATAGAAGTTTGGTTGTAATTGGTTTGAATCTTGTTGGAATCCTGATGGCATTGTATGCTCCTTAATATCTTATATTTATCAGTAAAACACCTGTTAGCTGATTATATACTAACAGGGTTTCACTTTACAATCTTTTTGACTACTTAAACACAATTAAAGCAAGTAAACTTGCTTGGACAAAAAATCCAAGCCCGATTGTTACGATATTGAGTAAATCCTTTTGAATTGTTGCTTTAACAAAAAATAAGAACAAACCTAGCCAGCTAAACAAGACCATGTCAACTGGTGGCATTTTCTCTGTTAATCCAGTCATAACAGCAATCATTGTGGGGATTGTTGCTAAGTGCAATAGCACTACAGCAATCCATCCTGCGGTTTCTGCACTAATTTGCGGTGCATGTTCTTTAATGTTTTTAACCCAAAGATCTAAATTAAATAAATCCTGTGTATATTTCTTAAATTGTGATGTATTCATTTTAATCCTCATTTGTAAAAAATATGTCGACCAACTTTAGCTACTTTTTCTTTATTCCACTTTGGATTGATATAGTCCCCGTGAAAGTAAAGTGCGTTTTTAATGGAAGGTAATCTAAAGCCCTCTAATAGAACTTTCTTTGCTACTTCCATACTTTCTGTGTATACTGCACCATTCATTGGTTTCTTTAATGTTGCAGTTTCACAGTACCAGCTGAACTGGCATAATACTTTTTCGTATACTATATTCTTTTGGTATACTACTTGGCAAATGTCACTGGGAAATTGCCCACTTTCTGCTCTGTTGATTGTAACTTGGGCTACTGCGACCTTGCCTTCAAAAGGTTCGTAACCTGCTTCATAGTATATGTTACGAGCTAGACAGTCTAGTTGTTTCTGTCTTAATTCTGCTGTAACCGGACTCGCATATTGGCGAGCTGTTTTTAGGGTATCCAGTTTGTAATTAACTGCCTTATACCCTGCTAGTCCTACTAGCACCATTGCTAAAATAAAGACTATTGTTTTGATAATGCGTATCATATGTTTTTCTCCTTTACGCTGGATCACGAAATCGCTAGTTCCGTCATTATAAAATATGGCTCTGATACATCTCCTTGTGCGTTAAAAGCCTCACTGCTTTTGGTACCCCAAACCTATGAGGTACAATAAGTAATTATCCAAAAAATACTCCTGAATAACTACTACTTTATACTTAGCATCAGTTATCTCCGCATTCGAGAAATATCTACTGCCTGTTCATCACTAAACACTGGCACTGCATTACTCTTATGCATGGTAGCAATGCCTTTTACCATGGTACCTGTATAAACTTTTGGGGGCTTAACAGTACATGCTCCACCACTAAATGGTAAACTTGGATGTTTGACATCGGTACCGTATCTACTGTATGGTTTGTTATCCGGTTTCCAAACTTCACTAGTCATAGCACGTTTGCGTTTCTTTTCTTCAGCTTCAATGCCCCAACGCTTTTGAAATTCTTTCCAACTTTCTTCTTGCTCACGAGCCTTCCTTGCGTGATCAGCGGAAGCGAATTTCTTTTTACCTTTTTTCTTGCCAGTGGTACTGAGCCACGGCCCTTCTAAATGCATACTCATAATTTTATCCTAAGATATCGAACATAGGACTATTATATAATTACTTTTGGTATTTGTCAACCAGTATTTTTTCGTTATGCCAAACTTCACTCATCGGTGTGTTTTTGAACTCTTCAAAGCAAGGCGTTCCCAATGTGTAGTGGATTAATTTGGCGGCTTTGTTGGATCCAAACTCATCTGCTAACCAATTCCATTCTATCGGAAGCTCGCCAATTAGATCATCAGCTAACCAACTAAATCGATGCACTTCCGGCCCAGTTGCTGTTTGAATAAATTCAGGAGTTATCACTCGATTAGCAATGTGGCCGCAATTCCAAAGTATAACGCTACTCCAATTTTTTCTAGGATAGTCTTCGTTCTTTGCTCCTAGATATTTTTGAGATTGTTTAGTTTTATAATTGTGTTTGACTACCATTACTGCTTTTGATTCGTCTTTTAAATTCCATAGTTTATCAATATCATCTTGTAACACCATGTCACCGTCAATAAAAATAGCCCAACCTTTATAATTCATTAAGTTTGGAACTAAAAATCTAGTATATACAAACTCATTGCTACCGTCAGTGTGGGTTTCTACGTAGTTTGCCAATAATGTTAAAGACAACGGAATGATGTTAATAGGTTTTGTAGCATGTCTAATTATGCTGTTAGAGCATACATGATATGCTATTGTCTCATTGGTATCATACCCAATAAAAATTGAAATCATGTTATCACCGTTTTAGGCGGATCAACTTTGACCTTATGATTGACTATTAAAGTGTCTGATGCAAATGATTTACCAATTATTGCTAAAATTAGAGCTTTGCATATTAGGCCGGGCATATCTTGTATCAATGATTCGTTGTTAAAATATATTTGTATGCTTGCATCTTTTTCGCTAGTGTACCAAGGCTTAAGAACATCAATATTAGAAAATACAGTAAAAGACGAACTCTGAAGTCGCTGATGTATAAACTGTTGCCATGTTGATGTATTAGGACTTACGGAAAACGCATCGAGATTAATGTGTGGAATTATTGAACAGTGATCTGCTACTAATTGAAATTCTAACGTATTATTTTCTAACAACTTGTCTTTATCAAACAGTTGCATCGACTTGAGAAAATCAAAATCAACGCCGCCTGTATTGAAATATAAACAGTTTATTGGCGTGGTGTTGTGGAATAGTTTTATAATATGGCCACGAGCTGTACCCGGGTGTACTACATTTTGTTGTATTCTTGGATTGTAATGAACAGCTATCGGGTGAGTAAATCCGTTCTTTAAAAAAGAATAGGCTAGCCAACATATTTTAGGAAACACATGGTTGGTACCTGCGGATTTAGAATTATCTTGGAGATAATGTTTAGCCTGAAAAAATTGCTTTATAGGATTTAACAGATCAACAGAATCTCTCAATAACAAATGACTCTTATCAATGTCACCTATATATAAATTTTCTGTTGTTCTCTTATATTTGTAAAAAAACTCTATCCGTTCTGTTATACCAGCAATTGGAATTAGTTCGTGATTAAACTGACTACGATCTAGTATAGTGTAAGGATAGAACTTTTTCATTCAGCATTTATTTAACAGCTGGTTTACGAGCGTTTTTAGTTGCTGTAACATCGTTACGAATGTCTTTACATAACTTGGCCAATTCTTGGCAATGCTTACGAACGCGAGTACCAGCGGCACCAACTTCCTTATCGTAAAACTTTTCAAAGTCGCCTTCCATTGCCTCTACTAACGCTGTGAATTCTTGATATCTATTAGCCATTTTTAATTCTCCTTTAATGGTGAGTAATTTTTACTCTACTACTAATTTAGCAGATGTAATGTGTGTTGTCAATCTTTTTGATTAAGGGCCGGCAAATACGTTTGAACTAGCTAGACCAATTGTAAAACCTTTTGCGGTTACTGATCCCACCACTGCCACTGGCTGATTTTCAGCGAATACTTTCATTGACGGAGTACTAACTATGACATCGCCAGCATTTGGAGGGCCGCCAATTGTACTACCGTTTATCACAGCAGTTGCTCTATTATTAACTTGTACTGAATCTGCGCCGGTTGCAATCAATCCACCTGCATGATCTATATTAATTCGACCTACGCCTTTCTTTGCCATACTATAAGCCGCCTTTTATCTTAGCCCATAGAGATTGAGCAGACGAGCTAATTTGCGCACCGATAGTATCGATAGAGTCTGATATCCATTTGGCCACAGTTTTGTATGCATTAGATCCTGTTATCCAAGTTCCCACTTCGGCAACACTACTGCTAACAAATCCAATTGCTAATCCAGAAGCTCTAGAAGCTGATTGTATTAAGTTACCGTTTATTATAGCAGTTTTGAATTGGTCGTCTAGCGGTTTCATAACTGGCTTATCGGGTGAGGCCGCCTGATAAAAATTATTAATTTCTATTTGACTTGCGGCAGCTATTGTTAATGTTGCACCGTGTGTAGATTTAGTAGTGGCAACACTTCCAGTTGCGATATTAAGGTCGCTTAAAAACTTTGCTATTTCTTTTTTCCTATCAGCCATGCTTGCTAGACTGTCATTAACTCCAGACAATACTCCAGCTATAGTTAATGGGGTTACACCGTTTCCTAATTGTAGCATTAAACTGGCAATCAATGAAGATAACACCAAAGCCTCAGCTTCAATTCTAGCGGCATAATCGTTAGTAACGGTAACTTGAACTGGAACAAACGGAGGCAACGGCCCAATTGAATAAGGTTGATTACTTGTACCGGGTTGTGGACTAGCAACAAAAACTTGTTTTTGACCGTAAGCCATTATGCAGAAGATCCGCCCTTGGCTTTGGCAAACAGTGATGATACACTAGGTGGCAACACTCCAAGAATTGAGTCAGCGGCATCAGATAACCAACCTGCAACGGTAGTATATGCTTTAGTCCCGGCAATCCAAGTACCTAGCGCCGCTGTATTAGTTGTGATATAGTCTGTGACTATGCCACCTACAACTGCGGCTTGGTTAAGTGATATGCCATTGATCACGCTGGTTTTTATTTGTGCAGGTAGTGTAGGCAGTACTGGCTCAGGCAAGTCTGCACGTTTTAATGCGTCCAGTGTGGCCTGCTTTTGAAAGTTATTCTGCTCAATCTGACTTGCGGCGGCCATTGCTGTTACCGCAGTTAGCGACGATTGTGCGACTGCTACTGATCCTGTGGAAACATTAAGATCGCTAAGTTTTTTAGCAATCAATTTATCAGCATCGGCAATATTAGCAAGACTACTGTTAATACCAGATAAAATAGCAAGTAGTGTGCCGGGTGCTTCAGTGTTACCAATTTGCAAAATAATAGAATTAAAAGCAGCCTGTTGTGCTAGTGTTTGGTTAAAGATAGCAACGGCTGCATCGTCGGTTACTGTAGCCGTTCCAGGCCCTGTCATGGTTACTACACTTGGCATGTCATATCTCCTAAATTAATATTTATATCAGCTTAATGCCCGATGTTGATTCGATAAATTGTTTAGCGAATTGCTTGTCAGTTGCTTCTGCTACTGTAACTGTGGATTTTGACAATTTAACTTCTTTGTCTGGATGTACTGTAAACAAGTAAGGCATTAAGCCCGGGCCCTTTTCGCCCATACCAATAACCATTGGACGGCTTAGTTTATAATAAAGAGCACCATCTTCTATTAGTTTAGCAACTAGCTCTTCACCGCTTGTTAGTTTAAAGGTGACTACTTCACCTTCGCATACGCCTTTGTCAATTAACATGTTTATCCTTTGAGTGTGTTAAAAAATTCTTCGTCTTTGCCAGCTAGGCCTTGATAGCCTCCTGGTAGGAGAACGCCGTCCTTGAAAATCTGTGGAACGCTACGCAACCCTTGCTCCGTTAGGAACTCACGTGCGCTTGGTTCGTCTTCCATTTTAATAACTTTAAATGGAATTTCTTTGCTTTCTAATAATGCCATTGCTCTATCGCAAAATGGGCAATTATTTTTACTGTAAACTGTAATCATATTTCTCTCTTATAATGCTGGTAACTCATTGTAGTCAATAGCATCACCCATGACTCCAATAACGTAATTGGTTGATTCACTTTCCTGTAGTGCAGTTTGTTTCTTGCTGGTATCAACGTGTTTGTTGAACCAAGGAATAGGAGTTGACTTTGGAGCAGGGTTATTGTATTTGATGCCAATATCTTTAAGTGCGCCCACTGCTGTATAGTCCACAAAGTCTTTTAAAATATTAGCATTCAAACCAATCACTGGTCCTTTGTTAAACAAATAAGTTGCCCAGTCCTTCTCTTCACGAATGACATCCATGTACAATGCATATACTTCTGCTTGACATTCGTCTCGAGCTTCAGCGAACCTGGGGTCTTCTTTAACCACTTGATTGATCAAGTAAGCAGTCCAGCCCTTGTGTAGCAGTTCGTCTTGTAGAATCAAACTGATAATATTGCCATTACCGATAAAGATTTTATTCTCTACCATGGCCAAACTTGTAGCAAAGCTAACCATAAAGCGGAACGCTTCTAGAGCATAACTGGCGTGAAGTGCCAGGTAGATTGCTTTAACATGTTCTTTTTCAGTAACTGCTTCGCCTAGTTGTTTACGACAGTTGACCATATGTAATGCTTCGTAGTAGTTGCCAACGCTTGAAGCCATTTCTACAATTTCTTTAGTGTCATGGATTGTATTAAACACATCCTTAGGTACATTGTAGATGTTACGGATAATGTGGCTATAACTCTTGCTGTGAATGTTAGTTTCAAAGAACGTCCAGTTATAAACTAATGCTTCTAGTTCAGGCAAGCTAATTACTGGCATAAAGATTTGGCTTGGGCCACGTCCCTGTAAACTATCTAATGCGGTCTGGCGTAGCAAGTTGCTAGTAAAGATGTGCTTGACCGCATCACTGGCATCCTTAAAGTCATTTGAATCTTTCGTTAGGCTAATCTCTTCTGGTTGCCAAAAGAAACCACGTGCCGTTGCTTCAAAATCTGCGATCTTTTTATACTTGACTTCTTCGAATCGTTGTATGGTTACTGGACCTGCAGGATCCAGAAACATTTTGCGATTAAGATAGTCTGTCTTTGTTGTTAAATTATATTGTTGTTTACTCATTTTAATATTTTCCTGATGCAAGTACTATCTTGCAAATGTGTTCTAATCTTTCTATGTGCTCATAGGCACGCCAAGGAGTGTTACCAATGGCTACTACACCGTGTCCTTTGATTCCTACTATATCAAACTTGATGTTACCTTCGCGGTCAAGTCCCAAGTTACGATGACACGCTTCGCCCAATTCTTCACTGATCGGAGCAACGTCTCCCACATTAGATGCTACTTTAGTATAACGATTAAGTTCGGGAAAACTATCACTGACAGTGCCCAAGTCGATGCCGGCATGCATGGCCGCAATGCAGTAAGTTGGATGAACGTGTACAACTACCCGCACATCGTCTTTGTGCTGTCCTAATTCTTTCTGTAGTCCAAAATGCAAAGGCATCTCACCACTAGGTTCCAAGTTGCCTGATAAGTCTGTTTGTTCAATGACTTCCCAATTATAGTTAAAAGCACCATTGCCAACACCACTGTTAATTGTTCTCCAGATTTTAATCTTCTTGAACATCTCTGGTTGCATCTGTTGTTTACGCACACCACTTGGTGTTACATAAAAATGATCACGGTCATGATGGCGTATAGAAATGTTACCATCTCTACTAGTAATCCAATTACGCTTGTAAGCGTCTACTAAAATATCACAACAAGTTTCTAACATTATTATCCCTATACTCTAAAACTTTCACCACAGCCGCAACGGTCACGCTCGTTAGGATTGACAAAATCAAAGCCTTCATTAAGTCCATTACGTACCCAATCCATAGTCAACCCGTCTAGATAGGCTAGACTTTTGGCATCTACTAGCACAACAAACCCGTCGTGTGCAAAATTAGTCACTCCTACTTCGGCTTCGTAACTATCTACATATTCTAACACATAAGCTAATCCAGAGCAACCGGTAGTTTTCACACCAATCCTAATACCAACGCCCTTACCACGTTTAGCTAATGTTTGTTTAATTCGGTTACTGGCTGTGTCGGTTACGGTAATCATTCACTGCCGCCTTGATAGCATCTTCTGCCAATATACTACAATGTATTTTAACCGGAGGAAGAGCCAGTTCTTCTGCTATTTCTTTGTTTTTGATTGTTCCGGCTTCGTCGAGGGTTTTTCCCTTGAGCCATTCTGTAACGAGGCTCGAACTCGCGATAGCCGATCCGCAGCCATACGTTTTAAATTTTGCATCTGTAATAATACCTGTATCATCGTCTACCTTTATCTGTAGTTTCATTACATCACCGCAAGCAGGGGCGCCTACCATGCCTGTGCCTACGGTAGGATCATCTTTAGCAAATGAGCCTACATTTCTTGGATTTTCATAATGGTCAATAACTTTTTCGGAATAACTCATAGTTTACATGCCTCACAGTCGTCTTCTAAATCTTCATAATGAAATCCGTTTACTTGAACTCCATTTATATGTGTTTGTTCGGGTGTTGGTTCTGCAATTGCCTTACTACCTTGCTTGTTAATCAAACTATAGTAGAATGTTTTCAATCCCCACATGTGTGCTTGCATCAAGTTTCTAGCAATCAATGTAGTTGGAACTTTACGATCTGCCCAGTGTGCTGGATTGTAGAATGTGTTAGTGCTAATTGATTGGTCGGTATACGCCGCAATGATTGCCGCAGTCTTTAAATAACCATCACAATCTTTTTGTTCCCACATGAGCTGATATTTGTTTTTTAGTTTATGGTATTCTGGCACTACTTGTACAAACGATCCTGCTTTTGATTCTTTAGTACTAATCAAACTCATAGGCATTTCAATACCATTAGTACTGTTAATAACAACACTACTAGATTCAACAGGGGCAACAGCCATTTGTGTAGCATTGCGAACTCCATACTCTTTCATGTTAGTGCGTAGTGTTTCCCAATCAAGTTCGGGAGTGAAGTTTGCAAGCTCGTTAACACCCTTGGCACGTAATTCCCAGGGGAACGTACCTTTACCATAACGAGTATGCTCAGAACCCAAGCAAGCACCTCGTTCTTTAGCAAGCTCAACACTTGCTTCTGTTAGGTAAAATGCTTGATGCTCCATCCAAGATTTAACTTCACCCAGTGCGTCTTTCTCACCGTACTTTAAACTACGCTTGGCATGCCAGTAGGCTAGATTTGTGATGCCAATGCCTAGTGGACGGATTTCATCGTTGCTTAGTTTGGATTGTATGCTTAGAAAGTCTTGATAATCAAGTATGTTGTTAAGGCTACGGTGTAGAATACGGCAAGCACGGCGCATGTCTTCTGGGTTACGGAATGCACCCCAATTGATAGATCCTAGTGTACATAACGCAATGCGTCCCTCTGCATCATCAAGACGTTTGAATGACTTAGTTGGTAATAGGATTTCACAGCACAAGTTACTTTGATAAATCGTATGGTACTCTGGATCAAATGGGCCTTGGTTCATGACATTGTCAATGAACACCAAATAGATACGACCTGTATCAGTTCTCTCTTTTAATATGCCTGACTTGAATACTTCTTCAGCACTCATTGTCTTAGTGCGTAGGTCTTTACGCTTTTCGTATTTTACATATAGCTCTTCGAAGCGTTCTGTATTTTGATAGAACGCTTCATACAAATCTGGTACTTCATTGGGGTCAAAGAATGTTATGTCTTCTTTGTTTTTAAATCTTCTCCAGAAGAAGGCACTAAGCACAACCCCATAATCCATATGACGGACTCGGGTTTCTTCTGTTCCTTGGTTGTTCTTAAGTACAATAAGGTCATCAAACTGATGATGCCAAATAGGATAGAATACAGTAGCACTAGCATTACGGATACCTCCTTGTGAACATGATCGCAAATCGCCAAACCATTTCTTCAGGAATGGTATCATACCTGTGTGCATGATCTCTCCGCCACGGATGGGACTACCTAGTGGACGTAGTCGTCCAATCTCTAAGCCAATGCCAGCACGTTTGCTGGCATACTTGGCCATCATTTCTCCTGAAGCAAATATACTATCCAAGTCATCATCGCTACGTATAAGAACACAACTCGAAAATTGCTTTGTAGGAGTGCCGAGTCCAGCAAGTACAGGAGTAGCAAGAGTAAAGAGACCGTCTGAAGCCGCTTGGTAATACTCTTTGATAAATCGCATACGAGCTGAGTTAGGTTCTTCTTTATGGAACACAGTGGCCGCCGCAACCATATATCTAATCTGTGGAGTTTCATATGTTTGTTTTGTACTACGATTTTTAACCAAGTACTTCTCTATTAATTGTTCAATGGCCGCATAACCATATTGCTCGTCTTTTTCGTGTTCGAGCATGTCGTTCATTCGGTTCCAGTCTTCTTCTGTGTACCACTCTAATAGCTCGTTAGTATACAATCCAGTAGCAACATTTGTCTTCACTATCTCATAAAGGTGCGGAACTTGATATGATCCATACACATCTTTTCTCAACATTGATAATCGTTGTTTGCCTGCAACAAATTGGTAATTGGTATGACCTACATCGGGATTTGATTCTACGTCGATAAGGTCGACTATTGCTCGAAGTGTAATTCCGTCAATTTCTTGTGTTGTTATGCCGTCATAAAAATGCGGTTGACTTTTGATTTCAATCATACTCTGACTGACATCTGCAATTCCTGCACATACTTTTGCTATTTGAGCTTGCCATTTCTCTACTGCAAGTGATTCTCTGTTTCCGTTTCTTTTTATAACTGTAATTTTATTCATCTCATGTGTCGCTCTTTATTATAAATGGCTGTACTACTATTGTCTAGGAAGTATTTAGTACCACTACTCAATCGTTGAAAACATCCTGGCACTCAACGTCTGCGGCGTCGATTTCGCGTAGTAATCGATTGGTTTTATAGTGGCGAAAATCTTATCACGGTAGCATATTAAATTATATGCGCAGTTATCAAATAAGTCAAATGACTTGAGCAATAATAATACTGCCAATTTTAAAAGTTAGCAATATATGAGTATGAAAATACACCCGAGTCTGAATTTGATACAGCTGGGGTTGTTAATGTATTTGAATATTGGATAGCAATGCTTGTTGGAATATCGCCAACACCGCCTAATGGGTTCCCAACTTCATTCAACAGCACCGCAGAGATATCAAGCTTCAATGCGTTCTCATCGCTAATACCAGTCACATTGTATTCGTCTGTTAATTGAGCTTTGGTTGCATTGGCCGCTATACTTGCATCTATATCAACTACTAGTGTTATTTGGCCTCTTCTACTAAAATTGTTATTTGTGCTTCGATACACGTATTCAATTTTATAACTGATAGTTCTAGTAGGCGTGCCGGATGCTCCGGTTGATACTGGTAGTGTGAACAACAGTGACGGACTAGTAATGTAGCCAACTTGTATTTGACGAGTAGCATATGACGTATATGTACCATAGCCAGACACTTCTGGAATGTATGGAATTAGCACTAGTTCACTTACCGCAGTTGGGTGGGTAGTTGGATTAAAGGATGCAATTGATGTTCCAGACGATGCTGTTAAATTTCTACGGGCGCCGCCTAGCGTATTGGCAATTGAAAAGTTTGTACTACCACTAATGCTTTGTACATAGTATGTTGTGCCAGCAGTGATCCCGCCAATTGAACCGGTAAATTGAATAGCAGTTCCAACCAACAAGTCATCAGTTGAGTCAGAGGTAATAAACTCAGTAGTAGTTGCTGATGTGATAGCAATCGTTGTTAAGTTACCGGGAGTGGCATTAAAGTCAATGCCAACTGTACTTACTGGATCAATTGACAAATTACTAAAGTTATTAAATGGTGTTGTGTAACGAGTAACAATTGTAATGTTTGAAGCTGATGTATAGTTTTGTTTCAATGTACCTTGTACATTGGTTGTGGTTTGTTTAATCTTATCATTTTTAAATGCAGTGATTGGTTGACTCAATGTAAGGTTAACTGTAAATGAATTTGACGATAGTGTTTCTTCTCTATCAGATTGCACATTCAAACATGCATTGCCAACTTCACCAAAGTAAATTTGCGGGTATTCTGGAAAGTACACTCCTGAACCATTGTTACCAACGTCAACTAGTTTCCAATCACGGATAGTGTTGTTGTTACCGCGATGAATAATTAAGGCATGTTGTTTAATGTTATTAAACTTAGCTCTAGAGATTTGTGTGTATCTTGGACCATATTGTTGTCCGGGAGTTGTTCCGTCTGTATTTTCACCAAATACAAATCCTTGGCGACAATCTGTTACAGCNATGTCTTGGAATGTGTTGTTAGTAATGTCTTGTTGTGCCCATACTGCATAACTAAATCCAGAGATAACAACATTACTAAACAAGTTGTCACTACAGGTAACTAGTGCCGAAATTGCATTAAGGCTAATAGCTTTACTGTCAGCATTGCCAACACCATTCCAGTTGCCTGCAATGATAAGGTCTGTAAACTGGCTGTCTCTAACTGCATCTAACTGCAAACCTGTTTGATTGTATGTATCTGAATAAACTGTTAATCCACTAAACACAATCTTTCTAGGTTGCGTATTACCAAGAGTATTGTCAATGGAACTAGGACTGCCAATAGTTGATAAGTCGTTTACAAATTGTATTGCTGGGCCAACACCCGTGTAACTAATAATAGTTTTGTCCGGACCAGAGCCAACAATAGTTGCATAACTAGGAATGTACAATGTTTCAGTAGTTTTGTAAATGCCGGGCCCTAACTCTAATACTACTCGAGTACTGGTACCGTCTGCTGTGTTAATACTAGATGGACTAGTTGGGTTTAAAAACAATTGGTCTATAGCTCGCTGTAGTGCCGCAGTATCATCTACTGCACCATCTGCTTTTGAACCAAAGTCAGCGGCAGTAACTCGATCATCTAAACGATCTTGTGTTGAACGACTAACCGGATCATTACGTGTTGGCCCTGTTGAAATAGCAGGGTCATTGGTTTTATAAATGTGGTATAGTAGGTTGAGTAAATTACCTCTAACAGTAAGATCTCGTTCTGTTAGTATTTTAGTATTACCAACAGCCGGGCTACCTTCCGCAACTGAGCCGTTACCAATGTATAGTTCTTGGGTGTCTAGAGACCAAGCTAGTTCACCAGACGCAAGTTGCGGTAAACCTGTACCACCAAGCGATTTTCCTCTACGTACTTGAATACGGCTAATTTGCACTACGGCCATAATAATATCCTCTTATGGGATATTTATCAGTTTTCTCGGTAGTACTGTTCCACTCTGTTCCACCATTGCTTTTCCCAATGCCCAAACATGTCCGGAGTAAGGATAAACTCTTGATAAGCAGGATCTCCCCATATCATGGGCGTAATTTCTGGTGGTTTTACACACATAAACACTACACCTTTTTGTATATTAGTTCCGTGTACTTTATTGTGCGCAAGTGCATAAGCGACCATTTGCAAGTAGTAGTCTTCAATCCACTCATGCTTTTTAGGCTTGTTGGTTTGCTTATGGTCCATGATTGCGCCTTCATTCAAATGAAGTCCAACACAATCAGTAGTTCCTGCATATAGACCGGGATAGTAAAGTCCAACTTCTACTCCCCATACTTCATCAACATTCTTAAGCCCGTGTTCAATAATATGTTTGGCCATTTTGTGGCTTTGCACACTATATGGGTTTGATCCCGGATCATTAAGCGTACCTTGCACAATGTAGTCTTCTAAATACTTGTGCATACGTGTGCCACGGCTTGCGGCTTCTGTAACAATCTCAGTGGCTTTCTTTTCACCCACAGCTCTGCGCCATGCTTGTAGTGCGGCAACTTTTTCTGCTGGTTTAGTTTTGTCTAGGATTGTTGTAACGGATGGTAGTTTACCTCCGTCTGGCGTGGCGTATAAACGCTTGCCTTCTACGCTTTCCCTGTTTAAGGGAGTGTAGTCATATCGTTCTTTGAGTAAGGTCATAGGACTATTTTACTACAAATAGCCCTATGTGTCAATTAGTTATTAAGCCAAATCACCACGCTTAGTAGCACTCATAGCCATTTTGCTAACTTCACTTTGGCCAGCATCTTGCTGTTGGACAGGTTCATCCGTGTTAGCATCTGTCTTGAGCGTTAAGCCAACACCGTCAAACTTGTCTACTTTATTGTGCAATGTTTGTTGCTCGGGCGGAAGACTTGCTTCTTGTTCCCATCGACGAGCAAACGTTCTATAAGAAATTGGGATGCCCATATTTCTAAGGGCAACCCAAGTCAGTTGTGATGCGGTACCTTGATTATCGGCTGCGCTTTGTGTTGTAAAAAGGAGCCTATCTAACGGTTCAATTGTTTCTATTACTTTTTTTTTGAGTTGAGTAACATGCCTAAACGACGGCTGTAGTCTACCGACTCACGCTTTTCTCTGCCTGCTTCTGCCGACATTGGTGTTTCTTCGTCCATGCCTGGCTCACCGCCTGGTGCTGGTGGCATTGGTAGTTCTGGTAGTCCGCCTGCTGGTTCTTCGCCTGGCAACCCGCCCATTCCGCCTGCTGGTGTGCCCATTGTAGGAGCCTCACCACCTGATACAATTGCTAATGCGCTTGACAAGCCTTGACGACTTGTTTCTAATGATGTATAAATTGCCTCTAGAGCCGGCTTAACTGAATCTTGGTAACGTTGTGCAACGTCACTGCCTTGGGTTTCTCTTATAGAGTCTAATAGTTCTAGTAGCTGTTCTGCTTTCATAGCCGCAACATCTTCTAGCCAGCCTGTAATACGGTCTACCATATCTTTAGTAGCCATAATAGTTTCAGCTTTAGTTTCTTCGCCTTCTAGTAGGATCCAACTTGCTTGTGCTTCATTTAGGTCATAACGTAATGACAGTTCTGCCTTAAGTTCTTCTGTATCTGATTCGCCTAATCTCATTCTGCTAAGTGCTGAGTCAATCCAGCTATCTGGCACTGCCGACTTTCGAGCACGGTGACGGATAAATGCTGTGATGTTGTTGCTTTCGTTTGTTTTTGCTTTAGTTTTCATAGGCTTTTCTTCTTTATCTTCCTCTTCGTCGCATTCACATGGGCTACAATCACACTCTGAACAAGTGCTTTCTGCTAATTGATCACGCTCTAGGATAGCTTGGTTGATGCAATCTAGCATCAAACGTGTTTTTTGATATTGTGCGCTTTCAAGAACAGATTCATAGCTTTCTGATAGTTCCATTTGACTTAAACGTGTGCGCAACTTGTTACGTGCGTCTTCTAATTGTACATCGCTAAACTGCTCAAAGTTAATCTTATAGCCAAACTTCTGTGCTAGGCTTTCGTTAAGCTGTTTGCTTGTAATGGGTTTTGACAATTCTCTAATTTGCATGATCTATTCCTAGAAATCTTATAGTGTATTTATACTTTTCATTATACGAACGACCACTTAAACATACGTGAAATTGTTTCTTTGTAATATTGGGTCTTTTGCTCGCTGTCTTCTAGTTTATTTAACAAGATCACATATCGGTCAAATTCTTTTGCAGTTTTAATGTTATTACGATATACTTGATTATCGCAGTAGTTAGACCAGTACCTATTGTCTAAACGTTTGATTTCAAAAAACTTGTCTAAGCTAGTTGTACTGTATGCTTTAGCGGCCATTAGGGCACAGGTTTTAAGGAAGTATTGTTCAATTAGTGTTTGATTTCTATAATTGTACATACACCAGATACCGGCACTATTTTGTTTAATTAGATAGTTCTTATAAACTGCGGCGCCGCCTGGCAATACAGTTATAGGTAACTTGCGGTCAAGCTCAGTCTGAAAGTGTTCAGCTAGCTCTTTTACTACTTGTTTTTTGTTTGATTTTTTATTAAATTTTTTCATTTGCAACTACCGTAGGATTATCCATCCCTACTTTAGTTACCAAACTTTTGCGGATCATGGCCTCAACTCTGAACTGATCGTGTTCATCGAGCTGACTAAGTTTGATGGGAGTCTTTAACTTCTTTAGTAGTTCTGCTTCTTCGTTAGTAGTCCAAACTGTAAAATCGTTAATTAATTCGTTTATTTTCATCTTAGGCCTGCAATAGTTAGCATCTTGTCTAACAGTGCATTATCTGATTCTTCTAACTTGTGTATCTCAGATGGTTTCATGCGTTGGTTTGGCTGTGGTAACGGTTGGCTCCTGCTGTCAAAACTTGGAGCAGGATTTCTTGTTGCAGGCAGATGCATTATGCCTGTGATTTCAGCAAATGCGTTTGGCCCAATTTTCCATTTGTGTCCAGTGTTTAATGCTAGATATTTTTTGCCTTTAAAAACAACATAACCCATTCTGTTACCTGCATTAGCCGGATCTGCAATGTATGCCTGATCAACTTCTTTTCTAGTGCTGGTGATTTCAATAGGGTCGCCATCCGATGCAAATAGTTGCGCACCTTTTTTGATTGCATTAACTGTATTTGAACTGTTAGATGGTTCTAATTCTTCCGCCATTGGTCTTGCAGGAGCTCCCATAGTCTGTTGTGGGGCTTGATTACTTATTGCAATCTTTGTACCAGCGGCTAGACGTTGTTGAGGTGTTTGTTGTGTAGTTGGATTTGTTGGACTGCCCGGCTGTGTTGTCATGTTAAACACATCGTTGCCTTGGGCATCTTGTGTAATAGCACCAAGCAAGTCTTTCTTGATTTGTGTGCCGTCTGGCATTTGAACCGTAATACTTTTGTCGTCACTTGCTACAATAGTACCTTCTTGGTCATTGCCGGTAGTAGAAGGCATTTCTTCTGGCACTGGCATTGTTTTTCCTGGTACTAAAGGTTTAACAATTTGTTTAACTTTCATTATATTCTCCAAGGCTTAATTCAGCACTTTGTAATTTGTTTATGTAACGTCTGAACTTATCAATTTTACCTCTAGCACGTAACAGTTTAAATGCTAGATTTTCTACACTATACTCACCGCCTTGTTCTAAGCCAGCTTGTCGTAAGCGTCTAATTTCAGACATAGTTTCCTTACAAGTATTTAAGTCATTTGAGCGCATCGCTTGGTTAATTCTGCTAGCATAGTTTCTAGCTTTTTTAGTAACATCTGCATCTCTAATTGTAGGAGGTTGATGTTTTGGTTTACTTAACCACTTATCATTTAGTAAACTATAGATTCCAGCTGAACGATGCGGTTGCTGTACGTCTTGTACATACAACTCAACATCAATGCCTTTGATCTTAATGTCGTGTGTGAAGTTATATTCGTTTTTCTTAGCAGAGTACAACTCGCCCAGTGCAACTTGGTTGCGCGGCATATCTACAACAAGGTGTAGATCTAAGTCACTGCTTTCAGCGTACCCGTAGGCCGCATTACTTCCGCTAATGGTAATATCTCTCAAGTTCAACTTAGGTACATTAAGGAACTTGGCAAAGTGCATGGCTATTGCCATGAGCTTATAGCGTACTTCGATTATTAGTTTATTGTTTTCCCAGATTTTTGGGTTAAGATTGTCGTGGTATACGACTGGGTTGATTGATTCTTCGAATTCTATGATCTGCATTTGTCATTATTTAACAGATTATAAACCGACAAATTTTAAAAGTGTTGCCATACTAGGATTACCAATCCATCCTGCACCAGCGGCAAATGCTAATGCTATCATTCCGTATTTCATCCACTTGTCTTTGATCTGCTGTAGATCTTTAATCTTCTCTGCCATCTCGGCATGCTGATTAGTTGATGCATCACGCATCTCTCTAAGTGTTCCAACTAACGAAGTTTGATTGGTTGTGATGTCCTGGCGGATATCATCAAACTTTTCATTAAAGTTATCAACTTTTGTCTCAAGTACGCTTACTCGCTCTGTTACTGTAGCCATCATGGCATCTCCAATGTTATAAGTCAGGGACTCGCTCCGAGTCATGTGCCTAGTGTATGATTGAATGCCTAATGGGTAATGCTATGCCTAGTACTCTATTTAGTCACTTTTTGGCAAAAACAATATTACGTCCGGGCCCGCCTGTGACAAAAACTGCATAGTGCTGTTCCATTAACTCGTCTAGCCCTTGTATATAGGGTATCAAGTTAAAGTCTTCTTTTAAATTGCCAACTGGGTCGCCGTCTGCTTCAAACAAGAAGTCACGTTCTGTACCAAAGTCAAAGCGCCATACTCTAATAACTTCATCAGTGTCAAAGCCTATAATTTTGCCCTTGACTTCTAGCACTTCGGGATTGTATGCAAATGCTACGTTGGCTCTAATTCCCAGTGTTTGCAATACCGTGTTGAAGTTTTGTTCCTTCCAACGTGCATGTTCTTTGCCTGCTTCAGGTCTGTATTGTCCAGTGTGCGTAATATCTACGAGGGTGTATAATTTGTATTCCATGGTAGTATTTAACCGTCGTAAAAAAGCCTACTGTGAAAGTAGGCTTAGTCTTCCCATCCCTGAGAAATAAAACTAATTAACCGCTAAATGGAGCAACACAACCAGCTACTACTGTAACTGTAGCGGCTACACCACCGTTACCGGCTGCGATTGCTGTTTCTAAAATACCAAAGTTTGCAGTTGGTGCTAAACCACCTGATGGAATTGCTGTACGGCTAGTTTCTGTATCACCAACGTATTGTGTGTCAGTTGCAATGATAACATTGAAGCTGTCTGTTCCAGCGTCTACTGGCGTAAACACTGCCCATACTTCAGCTGTTTGTTGCAATGCACGAACTGACTTGCTGAACAAGCTGTTTGCTAATGCGTGATCAACAAATACATCAGCGATAGCGATGTTTAATACGCTAAGTTGGCGTGTACCAAATTGTGTGGTTGGTGTTGTTTTTAAGTAGTTTGCGGCTACTGTGTTTCCGACTAATGATGGCATAATAATCTCCTCTGAATATGCTTATCAAATACTCGCACTCTGCGAGCTTTGTATATGTATTTAGTATCTGAGTTTAAAAACTAGTTCAAATCGCCAATTTTTGACGGATGTTTTTAAACCAATCTACAGTACCTTCCTTAAGATGAGGGTACTTTTTAGCCATGTCATCACGGAATTGTTCTAATCTAGGGCTATCAATACCGCCTACTGCTTGAATCATGCTTTCAACATTGCCTAACATTTCAGCAGTTGCGCCTTTGCCCAGTACAATCTCCGCTACTTTATCAATGTTGTGTGTAATTACTTTACCTGTGCTACGATCTTGTAAAGCACCGCCAAATCCGTTGTACTGGAATGTCTTGGGAGGATGTCCTGGAATCGTGTTAACTAAACTGCTCAGTGCAAACTGCTGATCTTGCCCTCCGTATGGGCTATCTTTAACTGAGTAGTCATGCTCGTGATGCTGGCCAATTTCGTGTGCATTAGCCATGGTCATCAAGTCTACTTGAAAGTACGCCGGCAAGCCTTGAATGTCTTGTCCCATAGGATAGCCTATGTGTACGTTCTTACCTATTTGCAATGTTGGATATTGCTGTGACATTTGTTGTGCTACTACTTTACGAACAGCACCGTCATCCATTTGAGGATCTAAGTTTAACTTTTGTTTAATCTTATCTGTATCTAAGAATATATCAATATCGCCAGAGTCGATCTTTGTGGTACCTTTGCTAGCATATCTATGTTCTGGATCAAACGAGCCTGCGCCGCCTGCTCTCCAGAAGCCTGCATCACCAATGCCGTCAAGTACTGGTTGTAGGTCTTGTTTAACTTGCAAGAACTGCTTAGGTGATAAACGTACTAGCACACCCTTAGTTGGGTTGTTTTCTAAGTAGTCAATTCCTAGCTTTTTAAGGGCATTACCGCTCATTCTTTATCTTCCTGTATACGTTTGATGCCACGCTTGAACTTGGTGCCATCACCAGACTTAATGCTGTTGATAAAGCGGCGTTCTAGTTCGGCGGCAGTTTCAATGTCGTAGTTTTCCTTGATGAGATTAATTAGATTAATAGCACTTTGAATTATGTTTGAACCGCGGCTTTCAACTACTAGGTCAGTGTCTCGACTGATACCTAGGTCGCTAAGTTCCTGCAAAATTGATCTGGTACTTTTACGCATATTTTTATTCTTCCAAGTGTATTTATAGTATACACGGATTGAATAATAATATCAATTAACTTGGTAAATGTTGCAGTGCCGTGTATACTTGCTAAATACTAAGTAGAAACCATGAGTAACTACACCAACACACAGGAAAGCAAAATGAAATATCTATCAGAAAAGATGCAGTCTATACTGGAACGTTTAAGTGAAATGTTCCCAGGTAGCAGTTATCAATCAAGTCTAGATGCTTATCTAGCAGACAAAGGCATTACCGATGCCGCTCAACTCGAAAACTATGTTCGCGAGTTCAACTACTCTCAAAAAGGGAATTATCTATGAAAACAATCATCAACTCAATCTGGTCATTTTTAGAAGCATTTGGCCAAGCACGTTATGCGGCTAGCCTTGCTCGTCAAGGTCGCGTGGAAGAATCCAAAGCTGTGTACAATGGACGAGCATGATCCAGTAGAATCAGTGGTCAAACACGTACACATCGTGCTACCCATTGTGGGAGCAGTATTGATGTTTATGTTGGCTTTCATTGCCATCACTATGGCTTGACGCTGTACAACACCTGATAAATATTGGCATGAACTTGGTGTACATTCATGGAGCAAATGCCACAAGCGAAAGCTTCAACTATATTAAAAGTAAACTGGGCACGGGCTTAGACCTTAATTATGACAGTCGAAATGGGTTTGAAAACAATCTAAAAGACATGCAGTCAACGTTGCAAAACTATAAGAACCTAGTGTTTGTTGCACACAGCTTGGGCGGTATATACGCATTGCATTTGGCCAACTCAATGCCCGAGTCCGTTAAGGGTGCTGTTACATTGAGCACACCATATGGTGGTGCTGAAGTAGCGGACTATGCTCAATACTTTTTACCATTCAGCAGACTGATGCGTGACATTGGACCCAGTTCGTGGGTAATGAAGCAGGCCAACCGTATCAAGATACAGCATCCGTGGACAAACATTGTTACTGTGAAAGGACAAAGTCCGTTCATGCATGGGCCCAACGATGGTGTGGTAACTATTGCCAGTCAACGGCATCATGGGGACATGGAACTGGTGGAAGTGGACTGTAACCACTATGAAGTTGTGCTGAGTGATGCAGTTGTTAAACTTGTGGAAGAAAGAGTAAACAAGTTTCGCTAATAAGTCATTCAGCTTTACACACAGTTATGTATACTGTATAATAAATACATGGACAGCAAAGTTGCTGTCAATACAGACATTACACACAGGAGATTATTATGTCACAATTCGAAACACCAAAACTACCAGAAGTTAAATTCAGCAAGAACGGTTACGAGATCCGCACAGACGTGCTGTCCATGGCCAAAGACGCTGTTATGGAAGAATACCACTCAAAGTTCCGCGGTTGGGAAATGTC